TAAACGAAACGGGTAAAGACAGCGAAGGAATGGAAGTTCGTGATGACAAAAGCGGAATATTGTGGGACAATATCATGAGTAAATTTTATGAGGCTTTTGAACCCGGATTTTTTTCAAAATCAGTATCAATGATGGACGCTATAAATCAAAAACCTAGTGACTACGATCAGTCTTACAGAGATCCGTACTACGAAGGTTGGAACCAGATTGGATTTAACTGGAGCGAACAAGATTTAGAGCGCGACACCGCAGGCCATATTAGAAATTTTAAAGTTTTAAAAAGGAAAAATGGTTTAGATTATATTAGAGTAAGCACAGAAGTAGAGGACATTGCAGAAGATATAATAAAAACAAATTCTGTTGAGTTTCAGCACCAACAAGATTTATATGTTTATATTCAAGCGGCCCGAAGACAACTTGCTGATGACACACGTGTAATAATGATACTCAGAAAGGAAGGATACTCACAAGAAAATGCTGAACGAATGTTGGTGGGCCAGTTTACTCCTCAAAAAAGAACTGAAAACTTAATAGATAAACATATGGAGGAAATTTTAAATCTATCTGATCTTGATTCTGTAAAGTTTCAAAATAGACTAGAAGAAATGGCAATAATTGCTAACGATTTATTTTTAGCTATGGAAATGCTTCCGTTAGATAAGCCGTATGAAATAGTCGAAGATGATAATAAAATAGAAAGTCATTTAGACACTTCTTTCTTAGATTCTAATAGACTTTTAACACCTGAAGAGCGTGAAGAAGCAGGGCTAACGCCACTAGCTACAGGAGGCGAAGTATCTACACCTGTGCCTAATGCACCATCAGAGCCTGACGAGCGTATCAATAAGGTTACGGGCTTACCATACAACGAAGGCGCAGGAACTGCATACATGGATACGGATGATCCGCTAAGGGTTTTAAGCATGGCGGCGGGCGGTAAAGCAAAAACTAGAGTGAAAACTAGAGTGAAAAAAAAGAGATATATAAACGACACGCTAGTAACTGATGACGATCTTAAAACTGTACTGACAGTACACCCCGATACCTTATCTAGTGAAGCATTAGATATAATACGATACCTTATAAACAATGATGAGAAATTTGCAAAACAGTGGAGAGAGAAAACAGAATATGAAAGATGATTTTAAATACTTCAAGCTAAAAGATTTTGACTGCCAACAAACTGGCGAGAATGAAATGAGCGTAGAGTTTATAAACAAACTAGACAAGCTACGAGAAGTGTGCGGGTTTCCGTTTAATATTACAAGTGGGTACAGAAGTCCTAACCATTCTTTAGAAAAGTCTAAGCCAAACGGTGGTGGCACTCACACAAAAGGAATTGCGGCTGATATATATGTGAGCGGTGGGAGACAGCGTATGCAGATTGTTGCTAGAGCTATTGAACTAGGATTCATAGGCGTTGGAGTTGCTAAAACTTTTGTACACGTAGACATACGCAACGATGATAAGCCTGTGTTGTGGTGCTACTAATAAATGATAGACAGTGTAGTAACTGTAATAAACGAAGTAGGCTTCCCAATCGCGGCGGCTCTTGGTCTAGGTATGTTTATATGGAAGCTAATCAATAGGATTATTGACGGCTTAGAAACTAAAGTAGATACACTGGACGACAAGCTGGTTGAGCAAATAAACAACTTAGAAGAACGCTTAGGCGGTAAGCTAGACGGACAGCATGGAATACTAATAGCTCTTATAGACCGTGTGCGGAGTGTTGACAACGAAATCATACGTCAAGATGTGTTACTTAAAACAGTTCTAGGCGTACCACAGCTACTACAAACCGACAGAATTGCGAAGGCAGATAGAGATGATCAAAGAAAAGATTAAAGGTTTTGTAATTATAGGGCTGTTGTTATGCAATTCTGCGGTTGCAGATCAGATGACGCATAAGTTTAAAAGCCCTAGCTTTAATGGCATCAACACATCTAGTCACTATCTAACCATTGAGAACCAAGAGTTTAATCGGAAGGCTGATATAGCCGCAGAAATAAAAGCGTATCAAGAAGAGCTTGAGCGGGACGCAGAGAACACTACGCTTGCAAGGTTTATACGCAACTTAGAATCACGCATCTACGCAGAGCTTAGCCGCCAACTAGTTAATAATCTGTTCGGCGAGACAATGAGCGAGTCAGGAATACTAGAGCTAGAAGGAAATATTATAGAATATTTTACTGATGGCGATTTCATAACCCTAATTATAACGGATGCTGATGGAAATTCGACAACTATTACTTTGCCTATCGGTTCTTTTACTTTCTAGTTGTTCGGTATTTGACCAGTTTGAAGATACTCTTAGTCAAAGATTTGAAGCTAATGATGTAGTAAAGATAGAACAACTACAATCACAGAGCCTTATGAATGCATTACCTCCCAAGGTAAAGCCTATTGTTGCTGTGTACCCTACATCATTTACAGACCAGACAGGCCAAAGAAAAAGCAATAGCTCCTTTGCGCTGTTCTCTACGGCGGTCACACAACAACCAAGCGCCCTGTTAATACGGGCCTTGAAACACGCAAGTAATGGAAAGTTCTTTAGAGTTGTTGAGCGCGTAGGCTTAGATAACTTAACAAAAGAAAGGCAGTTAATCAGGTCTGCGCGAGAACAAATGCCTGACGGAACTGTAACTAAAGCAGTACCACCCCTGTTATTTGCAGGTGTGTTGCTAGAAGGTGCAGTAATAGCGTATGACACAAACTTAACTACGGGTGGCATAGGCGCTAGGTACTTAGGCATAGGGAAAAGCGTACAGTACAGAGAAGATAATATTACCGTGTCCTTGCGTATGGTGTCAGTAGCTACAGGTGAAATACTTGTAGAAGTTATGAGTCAAAAAACAGTGTTTAGTTATGGACAATCAGATGATGTTTTTAAATTTATAGAAATGGGTACGGAGCTTGTTGAAATAGAAGCAGGTAACTCGCGCAATGAATCAACAACAATAGCGTTGATGAAGGCAGTAGAGGGAGCCGTACTAGAGTTGATAAACATTGGATACAACAGAGGGTTTTGGACTTATGAAACAGATAAATAAAATGGTAGTAATTTTAAGCTTTGCCTTGAGTGGTGTTGCTTACGGTGCTGACAACGAAATATACATTACGCAAGCGGGCGCTACGGCGAACATAGATATAGAGCAACTAGGTATATCTAACCTTATTGGTGGTCTTGGTTCAACAGCAGGAAGCTTAACAGCCCTTGATCTAGACGGCACTAGCATGACCCTCGACATCAACATGATTGGAGCTACGAATAAATTCTTTGGTGACATATGGGCAGATAGCTTTACGGGTAACTACAACTTTACGGGTTCAACCAATCTGTTTACTATTCAAGTAGATCCCTCAAACACTTACGGAGCCGACAGTTCAAATCACTTAGTAAACGTGACGGGAGCCAGCAACACCTTTACGTTAAACCAAGGTACTTCTGCTTTAGCGGCAACACTAGACTTAGATTGGATTATACAGGGTTCAAACAACACAATAACGTCTAACATTAACATTGATGGTGCTACTAACTATGTTGATATTGATGGTAGTGATAATACTCTTACCTATACGGGAAGCGGTGTGACAGCTTCAGCAGGAGGTTACTTCTATCTTGATCAAACAGGCGGTAGCCGGACTTTTAACATACAGCAACTGAGTACACAAGATAATGACTGGCTTAAAATTACTTCGATTGGCAGTTCTGGTACTGTGTGTGTCATTCAAAATGACCAAGGTACAGGCATCGGTTGCTGATATAGGTGGAGTCTCTGAAGTCTTTGGAACTGCACAGATTAAAAGAGGCTCAGAAAAGAAAGATGCAGATTTAGATTTCTCTATACAATCTAATGACGAAGCCTTTACTACCAACGGAAGAATGGCACTTACTTTCCTTGATGACTCTACAGTAAGGTTGACCGAACACTCGCAGTTAACTATAGATGAATATGTCTATGACCCTGACCCAAGCAAAGCAAAGATGGCGCTTACCTTTGGGCTAGGCACAGCAAGGTTTATTAGCGGCAAGCTAGGAAAGATTGACAAGCGCCGCATTAAGCTCCGCACCCCAGTGGCCGATATTGCAATTCGCGGGACAGACTTTACTGCGACAGTAGACGAGCTAGGACGTAGCCTTATTATCCTGTTGCCCGATCAGTATGGAGTCTCTAGCGGAGAAATAGAAGTTGTAACTGCGATGGGTAGTGTGTTGCTAAACAAGCCTTACGAAGCTACAACGGTGTCTGTGTTTGAGTCAGCCCCATCTAAGCCTGTAATACTGGACTTAACATTAGACTTTATTGACAACATGTTAATCGTTACACCGCCCAAGAAAGAAGTAGTAATTGCAGAAGAACAAACAGCTAAGACTGCAAACATATTAGACTTCAATGATCTAGACATAGACTATCTTGCAGAGGACTTCCTAGCCGCTGACAACTTAGAGTTTACAGAACTAGATATAAACTTCTTAGATGTTAATTACCTAGAAGACATGTTAAATATTTTAGATGCGCTAGGCATAGCAGAAGAAGAAGATAGACTAGCTCAAGTATCAGGCGTAACAGTTACAGGCACAGCACTAGGATCAGATCCGTCAACACAGATAACAACACTTATTTCAGGGCCAACCATAAGCCTAATAAGGGGAGTAAGTGAGTTTACGCGCTTAGATTTAAACACTGTGGGTGGTTACACGGTTATACTAATACAAGATGGAGTCTCTAATACTATAAAGATTAACGGCGGTGACTCAACAATAAGAATAGTACAGGGCGGGTAATGAAGAAACTAATTATAGGTCTTGTTGTTGCACTGTTATTCTCAGTTTTAATATACCAACCTACAGCGGTTGAGATTTTAAAGCTTAGAACCTTTGATGCCCTTGTACAAACAGAGGAACCAACAGGCAACATAATTCTGTTACACCTCACTGAGTCTGACATACACAAAGGTGGTGGCTGGCCGTTTCCTAGAGAGCGTCTAGCTGATATACATGTAGACCTATTGAATGCCGGAGCCGCTTCAGTATCGTGGGTTGTTGTGTTCAGCGAGCCTGACAGGTTCGGAGGTGACGAAGTATTTGCAGAAGCGTTGTCCTATTACCCTAGTGTCATTGCTATGTTTGAGACTGACGGCTACAAAGAGATTCCTAAGACTGAAGGCACAGTAATACTGGGCAAAGATACGGGCGGTATAGAAGCTCAAGGGGTTACGCAGAACATCCAAGCCCTTAGAGATGTGTCGCTTCAAGGAATTGTGTCAGCCCCTGTAGATGTTGATAGCTTAGTGCGGCGTATGCCACTACTGATGCGAAGTCCTAATGGTTGGATAGCAAGCTTCGGCACACAGCTACTTAAAGCTGTTACAGAAACAAGCACATATGTTATCAAGACAAATCATGATGGCATACAAGAGATAAGAGTCAAACAACTAAACCCTATCCCAACTGATAGTGGTGGTAGAGTGTGGGTAAACTGGGTTAAAACAGACAGCACTTCTTTACAGGCTATGGATGTAGAAGGCAAGATGGTAATCATAGGGACTACCGCTAAAGGAATATTGCCGCAGGTAGCTACACCAGCAGGGTTACTGTACCCGCATGAGATACAAGCGGCACTAGTTGAAACGATTCTACACGCCTCTAGTAAGCCGATGCCAATGATACCACCTACAGCGGTGTTATATGAGGCAGTGGTATTACTGCTTGGTGTTTTACTAGTGTTCGTAGGTCTTAATTACTTTGGAGTCTACATAGGTTTAGGGTTATCGCTAGGTGTTATGTCCGGCACTGCACTGCTAGGAGTTTATCTTATACGGCAGGGGATATTAATAGATGTTACATGGTCATTAATTTCTGAGTTTGTAGTTGCTAGTGTTACATTTTATCTAAATTATAAAGAACAATACAAGCTAAGACAACAGATTAAGAAGCAGTTTGAACACTACTTAGATCCACGGCAGGTTAAAAGACTGCAAGATAACCCCGAATTACTACGTTTAGGGGGTGAAAAACGGTACTGTACGTTCCTGTTCACTGATGTTCGTGGGTTCACGGCCCTGTCAGAGAGTGTAACGCCCGAAGAAGTAACGTATATAATGAATAAAGCCCTTACTGCACAGCAATCAGCAGTTTCAAAATTTTCAGGTTGCGTAGATAAATACATCGGAGACGCAATGATGGCAATATTCGGTGCGCCCCTAGACTTAGAAGACCACGAAGACAAAGCCATAGAGTGTGCTAAACAGATAGCAATAAACATGGAAGAGTTGAACGTAGAGTTTGCGGCTAAAGGATTACCGCCTATCAAGATTGGCATAGGTATTAACAGCGGCGAGGCAATCATAGGTAACATGGGATCAGAGCAACGCTTTGACTATACAGCCATAGGGGACGCAGTAAACATTGCGGCTAGGCTTGAGTCAGGTACTAAGGCGGCAGGTGTAGATGTGTTGATAGGGTTTAGCACTAGGAAAGGATCTAGTATTAAGCTAAAGCCACTGTCGCCGATTGAGGCTAAAGGGAAAGCAGAAAAACTAAAAGTATACACTATATAAAATGAGGCAATACTAATGTTAGATAAATTGATAGGCCCAGTAGCAGGATTATTAGACAAATTTATTGTCGATAAAGATCAAGCCAATGCCCTAGCTCACGAGATAAGCACAATGGCAGAGCGACACGCCCAAGAATTAGCCAAGGGTCAACTGGCTGTTAACGCAGTTGAGGCCGCACACAAAAGCTTGTTCGTTTCTGGATGGCGACCTGCTATTGGATGGATCTGCGGATTCGCTTTAATGTATTCTACAATCTTAGCACCCATCTTAGGTATTTGGTTTACTGTCCCGCCTGTAGATAGCTCATTGCTTACAAGTGTACTCATGGGCATGTTAGGACTAGGCGCAATGAGAACTGTAGAAAAAACAAAATCAGTAGCAAGGAGCAAGTAATGGCGGCTAAGAAAAAATCAAAAGTCAACGAGGCAGGTAACTACACCAAGCCTACAATGCGTAAAAGATTGTTTAACAAAATAAAAGCAGGAACTAAGGGCGGCAAAGCAGGACAGTGGAGCGCACGAAAAGCTCAGATGCTTGCCAAGCAATACAAAGAAGCAGGAGGAGGTTACAAATGAAAGGTGTTAAACATTATAAGAAAGATGGCACAGAGCATAAAGGTTCTAGTCATAAGATGGCTGACGGAACTTTACACACTAACAAGTCTCACACTAAGACAAGTGTAAAGTTATTTCATTTGAAGGACTTGTCTAAAAAATCTAAGATGAAAGCAAAAGGTACGCACAAGTGTCGCTAAAGAAACCTCAGAAGTCTTTGAAGGCTTGGACAAAACAAGAGTGGACTACAAAGTCTGGCAAGCCTAGTGCTAAAACAGGTGAGAGATACTTACCTAAGAAAGCTATAAAGGCTTTGACACCTGCACAGTATGCGGCAACAACCAAAAAGAAAAAGGCGGA